CATGGGTACAAGCTGGCATCAACCACCAGTATCTTGTCCCAGATGATTAAGCAGCGGCTTGTGCGTGAGGAAGACGATGGCACGCTGTACGCCAACTTCAAGGAATACGTGCCACTCAAGGGTTCAAACAAGCCCAAGGCCAAGGTAAAAACACAAGCCAAACTGAAGGCCGTACCTACGCCCAAGCAAGAGGTCAAGCCAAAATACTCACCCATCGAGGCTGCGCCACACAAGCAAGAGCGTAGGGTTATGGACATTGAGGAGTGGTTAAGCGAAGTGCCGCTGATGCAAGCGCGGCTTGTGTACCTGAGACTTAAAGTTATTTTTGAGGGAGAAAAAAATGCGTAAAGTAACCCTCATGGAGATGCTCAAGGAGCCGTTCAAAAAGCCTAGCCCCTTGGAAGTGATAGCGGCAGAGTTAGCTGATGCCCACCTGTCCAAACTGGAGGCCGAGACTGCGTGTGAGTACGCACAGAGCATTGTCGATTACAACGTGACGCGAATCAAACGCTTGAACGAGCGCGTGGAGGAATACAAGTGAGGCACTTGCGTGTACACGGCACTGCTGAGAAGTGGAGCGCCAAGCTGGTGGAGGAGTACGACATTGACGACAAGCACCACAAGCAAGCAATTAGAAACTTGATAGCTGAACTAATCCAACTGGCGGTGATACGCAATTACTACATTGACCGCGATACCATGATGAAACTGTACGACAAACACATTGGAGAATACAAATGAACTGCTGTAACGCAAACGGGGTGTGCGACCAAGGCAAGGACTGTCCGGTACGCAAGCAGCGCATCAAGGAAGTCAATGCTGCCTATACCAATGGCTATAACGATGCAAAGCTGGATGACCCGTACGAAGACTTGTTTGGCACATTCCGGGCACTAGTGGTTGTGCTGGCGTTCTGCATCGCCATGACGCTGCTGTTTTTTATGTGGGGGAAGTGATGAACATCTTTGAAATGGCAAAGCAAGCAAATATTGATTCTTTATTGGAAAGAAATTTGCTTGGAGAAATAATATATATGGAATTTAGCTGCGACGTGGATGGCCTTAAAGCCTTTGCCGCGCTGGTAGCAGCACAAGAGCGTGAAGAGTGTGCGAAGTTGGCAGACATTGCAGAACCGTACAGAACGGCTGACCTTATCCGCGCAAGGGGACAAGCGTGACTGATGCACAAACTGCTTTACTGCTTGCACACATTTATTTGGCTAGACTTACTAGCCCACTTTATTCATTTGTGACGGGACTTCTATTTTTGTTATTTTATATTTACATGAGGTGGTTTCAATGACAGGATTTAAAAGCAAAAAGACTGCGGCGCAGGACAAGCTGGGTGCTGCACCTGATAGCTACCATACCTTCAAACTGCCCGAACAATCTGAATGGAAGTGCTATTTGTTTGGCAACACGCCACAAGACAACCAAGGCATTGTTTACATTCCCCGTAAAGGCAAAGAACCAAATAGATTTGTGCGTTGGATGATGCGGGTGTGTTTCGCTTGCATTTGGGTTAAGGAGAGGAACAATGTATAACGACGAACTGCATCAACTCGCGGCTGACTACGCCAACATGAGGAAAGATAAGTTCAATGAAGCCGTGGAGAAATCGCTCAGTCCTCCGCCTAAGTACATCCAAAAACTTTATCAATGGTTGTGGGTGGCGCACTACGAGGGCTTCAAAAACGGGCATATTGCCAACCTCAAGGAGAAGAACAATGGATGAAGATGACGACACGCAGGTATACAAAGACCACGGCGATGCGCTAACCATTGCATACCAAAGCGGCTATCACGATGGCAAGAAAGCAGCATTGGCTGGGCGGGAGTGGAACTTCTGCGAGAGGTGCGGTAAGCGTACACGCGACTTGACCACTATCCATACTTGCACACCACCACAGGAGATGAACGCATGAGCGCACTACACACAACCCATGAGTATGCCAAGTGGTTAAAAAATATTGAAGAGCGTATTTCAGAAACTAACCGAGTTATACGCACATCAGGCGGTAACTTTTTCTGGGATATGCGTACTTTCAAACAGATGGTTACTGTTTTAAACGGCCCACCAGTACGTGCATGGCCTTTAGAGTTAAGGAGAAAAGCAATGGAGAACAACGGTGGTTGAAGTTGGCGACCTTGTTTACATCCATGATTCATACGGGCCATTGCCTAAAGACTTGTTTGCTGTTGTCACTCGTGTAGCGCACCGTTTACCTGCGCTGGACGACAGATACCCACCTGTAAGCGTAGAGCTATGGGTATTTAAGCAGGAGCCAAAAATCAGTAGCTGGTATGAACCTGAACACTTAACAATTCTGGAGAAAAAATATGGATGAACGACTGATGGAAAAGCTGGCTAGGCTTGGCGCTGAAGCTGGCATCAAACAAATGACACCTGAGATAAACAGGTTCTTCATGCTGGTGCGTGCCGATGTGGTAGCACAGTGGCCTGAGCGCCCCGTTGATTTTGGGCCACAACCTGACATGCACTACGGCATGAACCAAGACGATTGGAAAGACATAGTTGCCGCCATATCCAAAGCGCGTGATAGCAGAGGCATATACCTAGCATGCCGCCCTGCTGATGTGTTCCAAGATTGGTTCCTAGCACTCGGTACATTTAAACCAAAGGAGAAGAACACATGACTTATGGCCCCCCTGTAGTTAAACAGTGTGAGTATTGCAAAAAAGAATACAAGTGCCCCAACAGCAGGGCAAGCAAAGCACGTTTCTGCACAATTACTTGTCGTAATAAATCAGGTTTGCTTGAGCGTCTTGAATATACTTGTGTTAATTGCGACGACAAATTTATGGCTCTTCCCGACCACGGCGAAGCTAGAAAGTTTTGTAGTCGTAAATGTTTTTTAGAAAACTGCGTTCAGCCTAAAGACAAAGAATGTGAGAATTGTGGCGGCATGTTTACGGCATTCAGATCATCTACAGCTACACGCGGAGATGGGCGAAGGTTGTATTGTTCTAAAAAATGTTCTGTAGAAGGTGCGCGTTTATTTGAGGAAAAAAACTGTAGTTTTTGCGGAAACATTTTTTACCCGGTAAGCACTAAGCATGACGCAACGCAAAAAACATGCTCTACGAAATGTAAAGCAGCGTTTTTCTCTGGCGTAAACGCACACAACTTTCAGGGAGGGGCGCACATAGTAAAAGACTCCAATCACAAAATGGTTCTTATTGGTAAACGCAAGGGGTATGTTGGTAAGTACACAGCAGAACACCGTTTGCTTATTGCTAAGTGTATTGGAAGAATGTTGACGCGCAACGAAGTTGTTATACATATCAATAACCAAAGTCTTGACAATCGGCTTTCCAATTTATTTTTGTGTGCGTCAATGAGTGAGTATTCATTGAGAAGATTTGGGTCTTTGCCGTGGCCCAAAAAAAGTAACTTAAACAATTTTAAGGAACGCAATGCATAAGTCCAACCACCACGCCATAAGGATGGCGCTACAAAAGTACCACGATGGCCTGACCGTCACCGAGATAGCCGAGCGCATTGAGAAACCAAGGAATTCTATACATCGTTCTTTAACTGAGATGCCTGATGCGTACATAGATAGATGGGTATCCAACAAAGAACATAAAAAGCAATGGGCTGCTGTGTGGTGTGTGATAGGGCCACCGCAAAACTGCCCTAAACCAAAGGACACACATGACCGAGCACGAACAAAATCTACGTGACCTAGCAGCAATGTTTGCTATGGCAGCGCTGCTAACGCGTAATAGCCCAAAGGAAGCGATTGTTTCCCTTGCGTTTGAAATGGCCGACATGTTTATGGAAGCACGTACCATTACCCCCGAAGATGGCATAGCCGCAATCAAACCCAAACGAAGGAAAACAAATGAGTAACAATAAAGACATCCCCAACTTCGCAGCTTGGTCAAACAAAAACCTAGCTGACTTCTGCACCGAGGCGTACATGCGTATGCAAGAGATGCAGGAGGAGAACGAACACTTGAAGCTGGACGCCAAGGCCGCGCTGGAAGCGGCGCGTAGGGCAATGGTGGAGGGGAGCAAGTGACGCCAGAGGGTCTTGTAAAAAAGACAATCAAGGTTGTGCTGTCGCACCACAAGGTCTACTACACCATGCCCCTTGGGGCTGGCTTTGGGGTGGCCGGTGTGCCTGACTTCCTGTGCTGCGTCGATGGCGTGTTCCTAGCTGTTGAAGCCAAGGCGGGTAAGGGTAAGACCACAGCACTGCAAGACCGGCAGATTGCTGCAATACAAGCGGCGGGGGGCCACGCCTTGGTCATCCGCGAAACAAACATAAACGAACTGGAGGAGAAACTGATATGGATAAAACAGAATTCAACCGCATTGGGCAGGTAGTGGAGGAGTGCATCGAGGGTATGTCCGCTGCGCGGGTCACCGCCATGCTGCAAATGTTTGAGCGCGTAGCCATATCGTTTGCCAAGCAAAACGGCGGCATGCTCACGCTGGAGGTGGTGGAGGACGGGGTGATGCTCTCTGCCATTGATCTTGATGAAGCCGAAGTTATGGAGATAGTTGGGATGCTGGCTATCAAGATGCACATGGAAGTGATGGGTGGTGCGCCTGCCAAGGAGATGTTTAATTGACTGCACTACAGTATCTAAACAACCTACGCCCCGCAATACCGTTTTCAGCGGAGCGACCATGCACGCCGATGAGTAACGGAGAACTTCGCAGGCACATGTTGCAAGGTGCTGTGTTGATTAACGGGGAACGTATAGACCCCAACGAGTTAATCGACTTCCCTGTTTTTTCTTTGGTTTTTTTCCCAAAGTCCATCAACCGCAAAACAACATTGGTCTAAAGTAATTCAATGACAAAACCATATGACCGCATACTGACCATTGACTTTGAAACGTACTGGGACAGCAAGAGTTTCACCCTATCAAAAATGACAACTGAGGAGTACATACGTGATAACAGGTTCATATCTTTCGGCGCTTGTGTCCATGAGTTCGGAAGCGACAACAATACTCAATGGGTTCGAGGAGATGACCTACCTGAGTACCTATCTGGAATCGACTGGGGACGAACCGCCGTGCTTGCACATAACGCCCAATTCGACGTTGCCATTCTCTCTTGGCGGTATAACGCCAGACCCGCTTTTATCTTTGACACGCTATCAATGGCGCGCGCTCTTCGAGGCGTGGAGGTTGGCAACAGCCTTGCCAGACTCGCAACAGCTTTTTCGCTTCCCCCAAAGGGTACTGCTGTTTACTCCACTGACGGACTCAAATCAATTTCTCGGGAAGTTGAAAAAGAACTGGCCGACTATTGCGCGCACGATGTATACCTGTGTGAAGAAATCTTCAAGCGCCTCGTTGCGGGATACCCTTCGTCGGAACTACGCCTCATCGACATGACGCTAAAGATGTACACCGAGCCGGTGTTGCAGCTTGACAAGCTCATGCTGGTCAATGCGTTGGAGGAGGAGAAAGAAAAGCGCGAGGAGTTGTTGGCAAGGCTGAACGTTACCGATGCCATGCTTGCAAGCAACGGCCAGTTTGCTGAGCTGCTGCGTGCCCTCAGTGTGGAGCCGCCGACCAAGAAGAAAAAGCCCACGGCAAAAACCCCTCACCCCAAGGGTGTCAACTTTGCCTTTGCCAAGACGGATGCCATGTTCCAAGCCATGCTCAACGGGGACAACGAGGATGTGGCCTCACTGTGCGAGGCTAGGCTCAAAGTCAAGTCCACCACCGAGCGCACACGGGCGCAGCGATTCTTGGAGATTTCCCAACGCGGCCCACTACCTGTACCCCTGTCGTACTACGGCGCTCTATCGGGGCGCTGGACAGCCAGCAAGGGCAGCGCCATCAACATGCAGAACCTAAAGCGCAAGTCGTTCCTGCGCAATGCCATCATGGCCCCCAAGGGGTATCAGTTGGTGGTGGGTGACTTGTCTCAGATTGAGCCGCGTGTGCTGGCGTGGTACTCAGACTACGCGGAGATGCTTGACATCTTCCGATCAGGCGCTGACCCGTATGCTGCCTTCGGAGCGCAGATGTTTAACATCCCCGGCATGGACAAGGAGAGCCACCCTGACCTACGTCAGAGCGCCAAGAGCGCGTTGCTGGGTGCGGGGTATGGGTTAGGCTGGGCATCGTTTGCGCAGCAGCTTCTGACAGGGTTCCTTGGCGCACCGCCCGTACGCTACAACAAGGACTTTGCCCGCAAGCTGGGGGTGGATGGCGTGTACGTGCAGAAGTTTATTGACTGGGAAGACAACCTCAAAAAGATGGCGGAGATTCCCCACACCTGCACAACCAAAGAACTACTTATCCACTGCGTTGCTGCCAAGAAGATCATCGACATCTATCGCAGCACGGCGCACCCCGTGGTATCCTTTTGGGACATGTGCAGCGGCCTGATTGACTCGGCACTTGCGCAGGGGCGGGAGTTCAGGTATAAATGCATTGTGTTCAGGAAGGGCGAGATCGAGTTGCCCAACGGCATGAAGCTCCTGTACCCTGACCTGCGCCAAGTCAAAGACGATAAGGGCAGAAACCAGTGGGTGTACGGGCAGGATGCCACCAAGCTGTATGCTGGTAAAATAACGAACAACGTAGTGCAGGCAACTGCACGGATTGTGATGACCGATGGGATGCTCCGCGTAGCAAAAAGCTATCCCATCAAAGGTACAGTGCATGACGAGCTTATTGCCGTTGTGCCCGATGCCGAAGTTGAAAACGCTAAGACTTGGGTCTTGGCGCAAATGACTATGGAGCCACGGTA